CTGAGGCGGCACTGATGAGGTCTGAGGCGTAAGCAGGGACGAGAGTGTCTGTGAACCGAGTCAGATCCGCACGAAAAGTATTACCGTAGGCTGCGCCCCACCAAACAAACTGTCCATCAGCCTCCAACTCATAGGCTTCGCCACCCGTTTCGATGACCGGACCAATCGTTATCCCGTTAGAGTTCGTGTCGATCAGAGCTGTACGAAACCCTCTCTTCGTGGCGATGCACAGTACGGGACCGTACACTAGGATGGCGTTGATGCGTTCACCGCGAGGAAGTTCACCAGCGACAGTGGGAGTGGTGAGAGTCCCATCGGACGAATCCACCCCAATATGCTGCACGGCTCCGGTGTCGTCAGTGTTCACCGCAGCATAAATACCGCCCGGTCCAGCATCCACATCCACCCACACACTTCCCGTCAAAGGAAGGGAATAGTCGAGAGAAGAAGCGGCTTTGCTACCGGCAGCATCCAACTCGTAAATCGAGTTGTCTTTGAAACCGATAAGGCGACCTGCGGCGACAGCAAGAAAGTTGACATCCTCCACACTTCCAGGCCATGTCCCGATAGCTGAACCGATGAGTACCCGTTCGGGGAGAGTCGTACTGTCCGACGCCACATAGACGTACTGCCCGTCACTCGCTAACGATGTAATCGTTGACCCCATCGTAAGACTGGAGTTCCAGGTGGGACTCGCAGCGGCAGCGTTCGCCGAGAAATAAACCGTTGTGCCGTTAGCGACATATAGGTATTCGGTGCCAGCAGCGTTAGTGACCCGTTGGGTGATTATGTCACCAGTGGTGAACGATGGGGTACTCCCCCCGGTTTCGGTGATGGGGAGAAGTGCGATCTCGCCTTTCGTCCAGATATCAACACCCACAGAAGTATTGAAACGCCGACGATCAGAGTCAGCCAAATCAAAATGCGTTTGACCAGCACCATAAGTCCAATCTGTTTGGGAGCGCGTCCACGCTCCGCTCGTATCTAAAGCGTTCTCACCAGCTTCACCGCTGGTGTCTCGCTGTTCACGCAACGCCGGAACCGTAGTACGCCCATACTGGCGTGCGTCCACAAGATAGGACACACCATCCAGTTCAACTGGCAACGATTCGGCATTAAAACTCACGACGTATATCCGCTCCATTGGGCGCTCGGACGTACAGCCGAGTTACGAGTCCACAACTGCGGGTACTGTGCAACAAGACGAGAAGATTCGGCTTCGACACGGGCACGCCGCCTTCCCATCAGATCACGGAACGACGCAGAAATAGCGCCAGGGGGAACTTCGTCCGCCATACGGGATGTCCCCTCGGCGTCAAGGAACTCTCGACGTATCGGTGTCGTCGTCATCAACGCCATACCGGCACCCAACGGGGGAAGATCGTAGGCGGTGGTAGCCAACCCCACATCGGAACGGGCAGTAGTGCCATCGGTGATGGGAGTGAACGGCGACTTATACATCACCGTTATTTTCTGGCCGGGCCACGCACCAGTGTAAAGAATCAAAGCGAGCCCACTGGCGAACGAACCGGTGTCACGGTTACGACGCAGCCGCCACGACGACACCTGCGGTTCAGCAGCCTCACTCCCAATGTCGGCATACGTTACCGAATAGATCGAATCAATCTCGGCGGAAGTCAACCCCACCAAATCGTAGCCATCCACCCCGCCGTTATAGGTGAAACTCGTGGTTTTCATTTGAAACAACCCCTGCCCTGGGGCAGACAAATCAGCGAGGTCGTCGTTGATAGAAGAAATAATGCGATGAGCGGGAAACTTGGGGGAGACACGAACGATGTCGCCAGCGGTGTGGGTGGCTGGGGTTGATCCGGCGTAGCCACGCATCACAGAAACCGTGGTCGAAGTTATCGAAATGACGTACATCAACTCGGCGTTCACTTCAATGACAACGCCTTTAACAATGGAAGAAGCAATACCTTGCACCACCAGAGTCGTGCCGGTAGTCGCCGGAGTGGGAGCGGTGGTCACCAAATCCAGTTCTTCAACGTAGCCCGACAAGAGCATGTCCCTTGTCGAGTCAATCCATACTTGTGCTGTCATCAGGTACTCCCGAGGACAATGTTGAGGGCCGCCTCTTTACGTTTCCGTCCGCCTTTAGAAAGAACCTGGCCCGCTGTGATTTCGTGCGATGTGCCCGCATGTTTCTCCAAATGGGAAGACCCGTTAATAGCACGGGGCTGCAAACCCTCAGAGCGGAGTCGCTTATATGCGGCCATGTCTGCGTCTTTGTTTTTTTCATTACGTTTCGTTGCTTCTAAATCAATGTCGCTTCGCGAAGGGGTAGCTGACGGGGCGAACCGGATGTTGCCAAAGTATTTGCGGACAACACCCTCACAACCCTCACAACTTTCGTTGTGGGTTTCGTCCAAGCTGTGACGCACATCGAGAGTGAGTCCACAGTCAAGGCAACGGTAAGTGTAAACAGGCATCAGACTCCGGCTCCGACATCAATCGAGTATCCGTCGGCAATTAGTAACGCTATTTCTGTGGACGTAAAATCCGTTGGGGACGCATGTCCCCCATATATCCATCTTGTCACAGTGCTCCAATCGGAGGGGGGGAACGTCTGAATGGAAGTGTTCTCAACAATTATCAGGTTCGTTCCCTTTCTCTCCATTGCGTAATGCCGTCGCAACGCATACGCCAAACGGCTCGCTTCCTCCGGTACCCCTACTGGGGGGAGAGTCATTGTGTACGGCATTTCGAGGAGGGTGTACACCGGTTCCGCACCCATTGTGGTGGTGCAGGTAATGGTGCCTGGGAGGACATGCCATTCCCGTGTCGGATCTGGGACAGCGCCGGTGCCTCCGGCATGGTTGGCGATGACCTCGACTTCGCCGGTAGGTGCAGGTAACGCTGCGACACCAGCAATCGTGGCAGGAGTAAGTGAACCCCCAGTGAAGAGCGTAGGAGCCGGTACAGCGCATATGGCAGCTATACCCGCATCGACATGAACATAGTTAGCGTCAATGTCAACAGCCGGGACAGCCGCCACAGCAGCAATAGTCGCAGGCGTAATCGAAGCCGGTAGACCACCCGTAGCTGTGATCGAAGTAGTAACAGCGACCGCAGCCGGGGTAGCAACAACCAGATAGGTGTTGCCTGTTATGAGAGCTTGACGATAGTCGTAACTGTTTCTATACGCTTGCCCGGATTGACGGTATTCGAACTGGAAATTAGTAGGAATGGCCGCCGTGCACGCAATCGTCGCAGGGGTAATAGTCGTAGGCGTCCCATAAGCGACGCCCGATGCCCTATATATAACTCCTGATTGACGATATTGCGTCACAGAACGACCTCATTTTCCTAACCGCTCAGCGACGCCGTTTCGGGATCGCCCACCCTTGTAGCGGCAATAGCTTTAGCAATAGCGATAAGGGCAGCAACTCCTGCAATCTTTAAGGAGTCACTCCAATCAGGTCCGGGGATAGCCATAGCGGCAGCCCAAGCCTGAGCGAACGTAGATATCCCACGCTCAAATGAGTCTTTAATAAAACGCTGGTTGAACAA